CAAAGTGAAACCTTTTCTGTTTTTAATAAAATGTTTTAAAACTAGAAAGGTCGTTATAAAAATGAAATCAACGAATAACTACTCATTTAGTCAAGTGCCACAGGTAAACATTCCTCGAAGTGCTTTCCAGCGTGACAATGGCTATAAAACAACGATGAATACAGGAGATTTAGTTCCTGTGTATGTTGATGAAATCTTGCCCGGTGATACTTTCAGTATCTCTCCAACATTATTTACCCGTTTAGCTACGCCTATCGCTCCTATTATGGATAATATGTACCTTGATATTCAATGGTTCTTTGTCCCTAACCGTTTAATCTGGTCAAATTGGCAACGTTTCAACGGTGAGCAGGATAATCCTGACGATTCCACAGATTATATTATGCCTACAGTCAGTCCCATTACCCCGCAGGCCCAATCAATATATGACTATATGGGCTTGCCTATCAATGTAACTTTAAAAGATATCGTATCTTTGCCGTTTCGAGCTTATAACCTTATCTACAATGAATGGTATCGGGACCAAAATTTAATGGATTCCGTCCCTGTAAATAAAGGCGACGGCCCAGACGACCCTAACGACTATATTATCCTTACTCGTTGCAAGCAACACGATTATTTTACTTCTGCGTTGCCTTGGCTTCAAAAAGGGCAAACTGTTGATTTGCCGATCGGTGGTCAAGCTGCAATTATTGACCCTACTCCTAGAAATGGTTTCTTTTTAGGTTCTAATGAGCCTTGGCTTGCTGGTATCGAAATGAATCCCGGCGGTCAGCCAGAAATTACAGATGATGTCTATGGTCCGAATGCGATAACTGTTCAAACTGGTGCTGGCCATCTTGGTTTAGCGAGTTTCGGTCGTATGGGAACTAATCCCACTACAGTCTGGGCCGGCAGTTTAGATGAGGTATTGTCTAGAAATGCTTACGCCGACCTCTCAACAGCTTCTGCCGCAACAATCAATTCTCTCCGTCAAGCGTTCCAAATCCAAAGATTGTTAGAACGTGATGCCCGTGGCGGTACTCGTTACACTGAAATACTCCGTTCTCACTTTGGTGTTATTAGCCCCGACGCTCGTTTACAACGTCCTGAATTTCTCGGCGGTGGCTCTACTCGGATTAATATTAACCCTGTTGCTCAAACATCATCCAGTGACGCATCTACCCCGCAAGGTAATCTTGCCGCATATGGACAAGGTACGTTACATAATGGCGGTGTATCTAAATCGTTTACCGAACATGGTTATATTATCGGTTTAGCTTCGATTAGGGCTGATTTAACTTATCAGCAAGGTATTAACCGTATGTGGTTCAGAAAAACGCGCTGGGACCATTATTGGCCTGCTCTTGCCCATCTCGGAGAACAAGCTATCTTAAACAAGGAAATATACGCAGATGGTACGGATGCTGATGAAGAAGTATTCGGATATCAAGAACGATATGCAGAATATCGTTACAAACCTTCTCTTATTACAGGAAAATTCCGTTCAACCTATGCCCAGCCCCTTGATTTTTGGCATTTAGCCCAAAAATTCGAGAATCGCCCCGCATTAAACGCAGAGTTTATCCAGACTGCTGTACCTTTAGAACGTGCGATAGCCGTAACAAACGAACCTCAATTTATAGTTGACTGCTATTTCCATACCCGCTGTGTACGCCCAATGCCTATGTATGGCGTTCCTGGCTTAATAGACCATTTTTAAGGAGGTTTTATAATGTCTTGGTTATCTGATTTGGGTCCTAGTCTTGTTGGTGCTGTAGGTGGAATTTTAGGACAAAAAAACGCTAATTCAGCAAATGCCGCTATGGCTCGTGAAAATCGTAATTGGCAGGAATATATGTCTAATACAGCGCATCAACGAGAAGTTGATGACCTTCGAGCCGCTGGGTTAAATCCTATACTGTCTGCAAACAATGGAGCTTCTACCCCTTCTGGTAATATGGCAGTTATGGGAAATATCGCCGATTCAATACCTGAAGCGGCTTCAGCTTATCAGTCCCAACGTATGAGACGTAAAGAACTTGAACTAGCTTCCGAAATTGGAAAAAGCACGATAAAAAATAATAATGCTTCGGCAGACAAATACTTTTCAGAAGTAAAGTTTAACGAAGAAACAATAGCTATACAGAAAGCAACATCAGCGGCCAATGTGGCTCAAATATTTAAAACTATTGAAAAAATAGGACAGGATATCGAAAACAGCAAACAAATAACTGCTGCGCAGGTGTCTAATCTTGCTGCTACTGCTGCTGCTGCCTTAAAAAATGCTGATACTAATGCTTTTGATGCTGCTAATCGTGCTGAGAAATATGGTTATGAAAACCGTGAGAGTGAGCAGCGTTATAAAATAGGTGGTCTTAGGTATAAAAATGCTAGTCGGTTTGAGAATACTAGTGAACCTGAGTATTATACAGGTCGTTTCGGTCAGTCTCTTTGGTCACTTCTTGGGCGTAATTATCACGATTATTAAACTAGTAAGGAGATGAAAACAATGTATAAAAATGCTATTAAGTATCTTGTAACTGCTGTTCTTACTGCTATAGCTACTTATTTTGGTATTAATTTCAATGTATAAGGAGTTGAGAAAATGAAACGCTTTAAGGTATCCAAACGCCGTAGCAAACGCCTTTTCAGGCGTACTGCATCTAAAGTTCATAAAAAGAATTTAGGCTCATATCATATGCGTGGAGGTATAAGGATGTGATTATATGCCTTGCTATTCACCTCTTACTGCTTGGCTTGACTACGGCCATCTTACTAAGTCAGGCAAACCCTCTGTAGTGTTTAGGGGGTCAAATGACCCCCTATATAAACCGACGACAGTTCCTTGTGGTCAGTGTATAGGTTGCCGTCTTGAATATAGTCGAAAATGGGCAATCCGTTGTACTCATGAAGCTTCTTTGTATGACCGTAATTGCTTTATAACATTGACTTATGATGATAGGAGTGTGATGTATGATCAAAATTTGCATTTAGACCATTTACAAAAATTCTTTAAACGTCTACGAAAAAAGTTTGGCGAAGGCATTCGTTACTTCGCTTGTGGTGAATATGGCTCAAAAAATGGTCGGCCACATTATCACGCTTTGATATTTAACTTTGATTTTAATGACAAAAAATTATGGCAGGTGAATAAGAATGGGACTAAATACTTTGTATCTGATGCTCTGTCTAAATTGTGGACTGCTGGTTTTAGTACTACTGGCGCTGTTACTTTTGAGAGTGCAGCTTATGTCGCTAGATACACACTTAAAAAGGCTTCAGGCAACGTTAAGAATGACAGACCTTCACATTGCAGGCCTGAATTCCTCGTTATGTCACGCCGCCCAGGTGTTGGCAAAGGCTGGATTGAAAAATACGTAGATGAGGTTTATCCCCTTGACAGAGTAATAGTTCGTGGTCGTGAATGTAAGCCACCTCGTTACTATGATTCGTATTATGAATCATTATCAGGAGATGATTACCAGTTATTAAAAATAAGCCGAGAGCTTAGAAAGAAAGACGGTCCAGTTGATTATGCTCGTTTATCTGTATCACAGATTATAAAAGAGTATCAAATTAGTAACTTAGTACGTCCGCTAGAATATGATTAAAAAAAGGAAGTGTAAAAAATGACTAACAAAAAACAACAAGAAAAAATCTTACTCAATATCTATGCTGTACTTGACCGTCCCGCCAACTCTTTTGGCACGCCTATCTTTCTACCTAACGAAGCTGAGGCCGTTCGAACTTTTTCGCGAGCTGTAAATGCTCCAAATACTATATTAGGTTTATACCCTGACGACTTTGTATTATGTCACCTTGGTACTTACGATCTTCTTTTAGGTCGTTTTGAAAACTTATCCCTACCTAAACAGATTCTCGCCGCACGTGCCGTCCTCAACTCTGTCCCGGTCGCCCCCGCGCCGGAGAGCGAGCAGGGGGGCGAAACCGGGGAAGGAGTTGAGAGTAATGACTGAATTTAAAATTAAAAACCAATACTCCGCCCGTGTCCCCTCGTCCGGACATATGACTTATTGTCCGTCTAAAGCCGTTCAATCTCAAAAAGAAGAAGCTGATGTAAACAATATTATCTCTCGGTTTGTTAATGATGGTGTATTGCCTGTTTCTACCCGTAGACCTGAAGCAATGGATTGCCCAGATATTGACTTTATGCAGGCTCAAATAAAAATTTTAGAAGCAAAAGCAGGATTTTATGAACTTCCAGCGAAAGTACGTAAAGAGTTTAAAACTCCTGAAAACTTTATAAAATTTGTAATGGACCCTAATACTACAAGAGAGGACCTTGATAAATATGGATTACTTAAAGAATCTATTAGTCAACCTGTTTCTAGCGTTTCTTCTGATAGTGGTAGCAGTTCTTCTGTTGTTTCTGGGTCTTCAACTTCGTTAGAAACGAAGTCTGCACAGTTGCCTACTTGATGTAACTGTGCAGACTGACACCTTTTAAGGTTGTCAGTATATATCTATTTCTATAGTTTAATACTATACATTTTCTGTTTTTAGTAAAATTCAAGAGGATTAATAATTTCCATTAAGTTAGTATCAGCAGTCTGAGCGTTTATTAAACGCAGGGGTTATTTATTAAATTTATAACGTTTTGTAAGACTCTGGTAAGACACGAATCAATATTTTAGTTTGTTGATTGCAGTTAAAAGCTGCCGGATATTTTTGTGAGTGTAGCTTTCGGTGACATCGGCATTGGCGTGACCAACTATGCGTTTTAAAATAACGCTGCCGGCGCTGATCCCGCATGAGTCCATACCGCTGATAAAGGTATGACGACAGTCATGGGGCTTATGCTGCATTTTTAATGTTGACATTAACAGGTTAAAAAAACGTTTTTTGTAGGTATCGTAGATTATTGGCTGTCCATTTTCTGTTTCGATCAGATATTTACCGTGCATACGGGCGGCGACAAGCGGCACGATATCTTTATGCAGTGGCAGGATACGGTGTGCTGCTTTTGTTTTAGTACCGTGCAGGTCAATAATCTGCTTTTTGAGGTCGATATGTACCGTTTGTATTTCCAGCAGCTCGCCGATGCGTATACCGCTGTAAAGCATGATCAGTACCGTATCGACCAGCCTGACGTCATTGTAATGATGGCGGCTGCCGTCAGCAAGCGGCAGTGTCAGTTCAAGATTTTTCCATAAACATTTGATTTCACTGTGAGTAAAAATACTGCGGGATGTTTGTTTGGCAGTAGCGTTCTTTTCCAGATAACGTGAATAGTCTACGTTGATAAGATCATTTTCAAGTGCGAGGCGAAAAATACCGTTGAAAATAGTTTTTAAGCGTGTTTGCACACTGGGGGAAAGGTGCTGATTATTATCCAGGACTGCCTGCATTTGTGCTTTTTTTACTTTTTTGATTGGTTCGTTGGCAATATCAGTACATTTTTTCCAGGCTGCCGTAAAACTGCAGCGTGAGGAACGTGAAAGACGGACGGTATGTTTGTCATACCACTGGTTGTAAAGCTCGCCTAAAGTGATATGCTGCAGATTTAAGTCGTAAGGGCGTTTGTTGTAGTCGGCAAGTGCGATTAGGGCAGCGCGTCTGCTGGTATAGTAACCAAGTGTGTGATATTTTTGCAGTGGTTTGCCATCTGTTTGATACTGCCAGCCTGCTGTCAGTCGTACACGATAGGGTTTGCGGCGGTTGCCGGGCAGTTTGCTGATGCCCCCGTAACCGTTAGGATTTTTCATAGTATACCTCCTTTTTATTTATCTTAGCAGATTATTTTAGCTTTAAAACTGTAAGACACAAGTAAACCACAGAAAAAATAATTTTGTAGATAATGAAAGCAGTATTGTAGTTTTCAAAATGTTCACAGAAGTGAATATTTTTGTATAATGAAGATAGTAAAGGACGGTGATACAGTATGACATACGGTAAATTGAGTGATCGTTGTCTCAAAGTATTCGTAGTTCTGCTGATCGCGGGCGTTTTGGGCGGGTTCTGTCTGCCCCATTTTGTGGAAGCAGTCGCCGGAGGCTATAATACCCGTGCTGTCGGCATGTCGCTTGGTGCAGAGGGCCTGGCGGCACCTGTTTTATCAGCTGATTTTAAACCGCAGGGCGGCGAGCTGGCTTTGGCTAAGCTGATAGAGGCAGGCTATTTCGATACTTTGGTCAATTGAATACATGTATACAATACAAAAGTACTTGCTTTTTTTAAACTATCTGCTATAATAACTAACATCACAAGTGAATAATGCGTGGATGAAACATATGGGAGAAGACGATGCGTCTACCGAAGGAGCTAAACTCTCAGGTGCCTGGAAATCAGGCGGAACCGTATGCGGACACAACTCTGGAGAGTCCCTTGAATGGGCGCCGAAGGTGCACGAATATCGTTGATGTTCTTATCTCTCAGGCCAATGGACAGAGCAATAGCAGTAGTTCCGCTGCCTTTTAGGCAGGGGAGTACTTATATCGTTTTTTTGCCCACCGGAGTTGTCGTTATTCCGGTGGGCTTTTAGTTTTTCATTTCACAATAAGGGGAAGAGGGAGAATTTTATGTTGGAGCTTTTGAATGAGATCGACAGTTTTGTGTGGGGACCGCCGTTATTGGTATTATTGGTTGGTACCGGTATCTGGTTGACCCTGCGTTTGAATTTATTGCAGGTGCTTAAACTGCCAATGGCTTTAAAATTGATTTTTTCGGCTAAAAATGATGGTGACGGCGACGTCAACAGCTTTAAAGCATTGTGTACAGCTTTAGCAGCTACTGTCGGTACAGGTAATATAGTCGGTGTTGCTACTGCTATCAAAGCAGGTGGTCCCGGTGCCTTGTTCTGGATGTGGCTGGCGGCATTTTTTGGTATGGCTACCAAATATGCCGAAGGTCTTTTGGCGGTAAAATACCGTACAGTTGACGCTAATGGCAATATTGCCGGCGGACCGATGTATTATATTGAAAACGGTTTAGGTAAATCTTATAAACCGCTGGCTGTTTTCTTTGCCGTGTCCGGTGTGTTGTGTGCTTATTTTGGTATCGGTACTTTTGCTCAGGTCAACGCTATAGTTGAGATCACGCAGTTGTCTGTTGGCATTCCTGTTATTTATACTGCGATTGCGCTGACTGTGCTGGTTGCTGTCGTTACTATTGGCGGTCTTAAATCTATCGCCAGCGTAGCAGGTAAAATCGTTCCTTTTATGGCCTTGTTATATGTCGTTACTACCGTAGGTATTTTACTTACATTTGCCGATCAGGTGCCTGCAGCTATTTCCACAGTGCTTACTAATGCTTTTAGTCCTACGGCTGCCGCTGGCGGCTTTTTGGGCGCAACTGTTATGATGGCAATGCGTAATGGTATTGCCCGCGGTGTTTTCTCTAACGAATCCGGTCTTGGCAGTGCCCCGATCGTTGCTGCTGCTGCTAAAACAAAATGGCCCGCCGAACAGGGGCTGATTTCTATGACCGGTACTTTTATTGATACGATCATTATTTGTACACTGACTGGGTTGACGCTGGTTGTTACTAATGTCTGGACTGGTGATTTGAATGGTGCAGCTTTGACTCAGGCCGCCTTTACGATGGGCTTCCCGGTGTGGGGCAAATATCTGTTGATGGTTGGCCTGGTACTGTTTGCCTTTACTACGATCTTAGGCTGGAATTACTATGGTGAACGCTGCATCGAATATTTGCTGGGTGTTAAAGCAATTTTACCGTACCGTATTATTTTTATTTGCCTGATTGCCTGCGGTGCATTCTTGAAACTGGAAGCAATCTGGGTTTTAGCAGATATAGTTAACGGTTTGATGGCTATTCCTAATTTGATCGCGCTTCTGGGCCTTACTGGAGTTATCGTAGCCGAAACAAAACGTTATACCGCACATCTGGCAAAACAAAAAGAAAAGGACTCTATTGCTGAAGAAGTGGCTGAAGAAGCTTAA